ATTTGAACGTGGTGTAAATGCTTTTAGAGGAAAACAATACATTAGAAATGTAAAGGGAGATAAGATAATTGCAACAGTGAGTCCATATAATATGAATACAATGCAACACAGAGAGTGGCAAAGAGGATATAACTTTGCCTATGCCAAACAGTTGGAGAAGGTAAAACGTGAAGAAGCTAGAAGAAGAAGCCAAGAGGTTCATGCAGTTGCATAACAAAAGTATGATAACTGCTAATGAGTATCAAGAGAAATGTAAGTCTACTGCCATCTATCCTAAGAGAGATGCTATAGCTTATCTATCTCTTGGTCTCGTTAGTGAAGCAGGAGAAGTCGCAGGTAAAGTAAAGAAACACATACGTGATGGCACAGAATCAAATGTAGCATCAGAGATAGGAGATGTGCTTTGGTATTGTGCCATGTTAGCTAACGAGCTAGATGTGAATCTTGGCAAGATAATGGAAAATAATTTGGAGAAACTAAATGACAGAAAGCAAAGGGGAAAGTTACAAGGTTCAGGAGACACTCGTTAATAAAGTTACACCTGTCCATGATTTATCGTGGTATTTAAAATGGACAGGTTCTATGTTAATTATGTCAGGAATAATATGTAGGGCAGCAGGTGTGTTGCCCTTTTATGATTTAGTTGCATCTTGTGTAGGTACAGGGATGTTAGCAGGTATGGCTTATCTTTGGCACGATAGAGCCTTACTTACTGTTAATGTGGTAGCTTGTGCTTCACTAGCTATGGGAATCATGAGGTATTTATTTATTTAAAATTTTTCTTCTACTTTATTTGCAGCATCTGCGTCTAAATCTTTAGCTATTTTATATAACTTATCAAAGTCATATTTTTGGTCTCCTTCAGGTTCTCCATTATCTCTGTGATAATCATCTTTAGCTAAATTTTTAATAGCAGTAGGCATTCTGTTAAATAACAAAGCTGCTCTTGGATTAAATCCATAAAATTCTTTCATAACATTTGTTGTTTTTTCATGCCTTATAATTTTACTAACTTCTTGTTTAAATTCACTTAATTTTTTCTTTAATATGTATGCTTGAAACTGAGGACTAGAACTGTATTTCTTATACTTATCACTTTTAATGTATGGTATAATTTTTTCATCTACATAAGAACTTACTAAAGTATTATAGGTTTCATCATATTCAGGATATTCACTTCTACTCCCATATATTTGTGGTGATGAAAGACCTAATCTGTCTAACTCTTTTTCAAATATATTTTTTCTTTCTCTTTTTAACAAACCAAAAGTTTGTCTAGTAATTGGAGTAACTCTTCTTTGAAGTCCTTCTTTTTTGGATGGCTTTCTAGGTCTTGGTGCTTTTATTGCTCCACCTGATAACTCCTCTATTTTTTCTTGCAATGCATAGTTTCCGGGAAGTCTTGACAATGATTTATTTAAAAACAACTCATACATGTTTTTACTTTTTGTTTCTCTTATAATTCTTTCATCATCAGGTGCTAAAAACGTATTATATAAATCTTGTCCTGCAGTCAAAGGTATGGAGTAAGTATTAACTAAGTTAGCACCTAAATTAACAAGAATTTCTTGTGCTCTTTCAAATGCCTCATCTCCTGTTTCTTTTGACAAATCTCCTATGGCATTTTCAAGGGCATATAATCCCATACCTGCTCTAAATTGTGTTCCTGATAATGCCTGTATGGCATCTTGCACTATGGGTCTGTCTCCAAATAAAGGAACATTTTCTCCTTTAACAATATTTCTATACGATTTTGCTAATAATTCACCAAAGAAAAGATAAGGTGCTGCAGGAAAAAAAGGTCTTAAATCAAAAGTGCTACCATCAAAAGTTTTGCCTTCATACCATTTTTCACCTGAAAATTCACTATCCCTGTATGCTGCTGCTCCTAATAAAAATGCTGTTCCTATTATTCCTTTTGATGCATTATTATAGGAAGTTATGGCTTCATCTTTTGACATACCAACTATAGATTTACCTACGTTAAATAATTCATTTCTACCTTTACCATAAGTAAGATACACAGGAGAATATTCAAGAGTAAATTTCATGGCATTCATAATAAATCTAGGGAAAGGTATAAAAGAAGTTCCTACGAAAGGGACTCTATGTATACCATTAATAATCATTCTCCCTAAGTCACTATCAGGTTGTTTTTGATATGTGAAATATAGTGCTTCATCAACAGCTTTTTTTAATGCCTCTTGTCCACCTTTACTTCCAAATACATCATTAAATCTACCATTTTTAATTATTTGAACTAAATTAAAATCTTCTGCTTCAGGATTTTTTCCAAATTTTTTACCAAATGCTTCAAAAGCATCTTGGTCTTTTAATGTTCTAGTATATAATTCGTTTAGTTCTCTTTTTAAATTACCTACTAAAGCTGCTCTTTTAAATACGTTATCTGATATAGTATTTAATCCATTTATTTGCCTAGAAAAATTAGATAATCGTCTAAATTTAGTTGGTCTTACAGACAAGTCTCCTATATCTTGTAGTTGTCTAAATAGTCTGGTGGCTTCTTTTTCAAATCCTAATGCAAATATTTGCTCTATCGCAGCAGCTTCTTTTTTATTAG